TCTTACGGGCTAGGGGGGACAACTGAATGTCCTCCCCATTTTGTCCCATAGCTGTAGACCTGACATCATCAGGTTCTAAGTGGGGAAAGGTCTTCAGGATGGCATCTCGGACTTCTTGTTGTCCTAGCCGTCCCTTGGCCTTGGAAGACCTAGCGTTTGCCATCTGGCGGCTCCCACAGTTCCTCTGGCTGTCGCCTTAGCCAGAGAAGCCTCCCGTTCTCTACTACCCTATCTCGGTCGCCATAGTAGGCTTCTAAGCAGCGTTCGTAGAGGTCTTGCTCGCTCTCACAACCTTTGAGAATGACTTCAGCCCTCTGAGGGCCTACGCCATCAATGCCCTTGATGTTGTCGGCATTATCGCCCATCAAGATTTGGGAGTAGAAGAAGTGCAGACCCTCAAACTCTTCGACAAACTTCCACTGACGTTTAACGAAGTTGTAATGCCAACAGTTCAACTGTAGCATGTCCTTGTCGATTGATGCCACACAAGAGGTAGGGCCTTCCTGTGTAACAGCCATTGAGATTAAGTCGTCTGCCTCTTCCCCTTCCGATACGATTGCACTCCACTTTTCCTCCATATGCAGCCGAAGGTCCATCAGGAGGACTGGTTTTGGCTTGCCTGACCTGTTGGCCTTATAAGGAGCAGCTTTTGCAATATCGTATCGGAAGTTTCCCCGACCCGTCAAGTAAACCTTGAAACATTCGGGACCGGGAAAATCCATAGCCACGTGGATGATGTCTTCAATCATCCCATCGACGTTGGCAGCAGCAGTCCGAAAGTCGTAACCCCTAGAGTCTGCTGATGCTGCCATGCGATACGCTACTATATCGCCGTCGATAAAGGTCTTCGAGATATTCCTACCGGGAGTCATCGGAGGAATACGAGTTGCCACTACCTGCTGTGGCTTGAAGGGCTTCAAGGTAGCTAAAGCCCATTGCTTGCATTGCCTCAAGGAAGAACCGGAGACTGTCGTGGACATACTCCCCAATGTCGTTCTGCTCTAGGGTAAGAACCTGATCGACACCATCTTCCTCAAGGTCACGGGTGACAATAACTTTGAGTTGCATCAGAAGTTGTCCCCGCTGACACCAACCTCGTAAGGCTCGTGTTCGAGAATGGCAACCTTCTCAAGAGTGTCGATGACTGCACGGCCTTCGTAGACCTTCACCAGCACTTTTACACGGGAGCCATTGCCTACAGCGCCATCCTCAGTGAATGACCACTCAGAGGCTCCGTTAGGGTCCGTGGTACGGTTAAGCACCTTTGGTGGACCCATCTCTACGCCCTTGCTACCATCTTCGTTGGGCAGGTTGGGGTTGTAGACTGGACGCTTCAGCTTGACATACTTGCCTGAGCCGAGGGTTGGGGTGCCTTCCTTGACGGTTTTCCATTGGCCCTTAGCTTCTGGGAAGCCTTGGTTGATGAACTCCTCGATATTGTCCGGGTAGAAGTTCATGTTGTACTGACCACGGGTGGCTTCATGGTAGTCCATGTTGTCATCAAAGTTGTCAGAGAAGATGCGAGCGTACTCTACAGTACCTTCCGCAGTGATGTTCTTTGTCTTAGCCATAGTCGGGTCTCCTTATTCTGGCTGTACCTATATATAAGCCCTAAGTGAGCCTAAAGTAAAGTGGGGGCTAGTGGATTTCTGCGTAGTTTGTGCCGAATTGTGCATCTACACCCAATGGCACGTTGAGTTTTAGCTTGTCGTTAAGAGTTGCAATAGCTTTCTCCATCAGTTGCTTTGTCTGCTCTTGTTGCCCATCTGCCACAAGTGCAATGATTTCGTCGTGGAACTGTCCGATAGTCTGGACACCATTACGTCTACAGAGTGCTACCCAATTATCGAAGCAGAACACCCCGGTAGATTGGTTGAGAGTAGAGAACTTGTCTTTGTCACTACGAAGACTGTGGTAGTACCCACTGACAGGGTTCTTGAGCCACTTCTTACCGTTCTTTTCCCTCGGGTACATGTTGTTCACCAGCTTGGTGATTGCATGGTTGCGATCCCAGAAGGCATCCAGCAGCTTCTTAGACTCCTTGACAGACAGCCCCGTGGTGCGACTGAGCTTGGTAGCCCCTACGCCATAGGTGGCAGAGTAGTTCACAACCTTGTAGTTCTTACGCAGTGCCTTGAGGCTTATCTCACCCAAGTTGTGCTTGTCTATGTCAGCCTGAGTGATAGCTCCCGCATGTTTAGCCAAGTCAAGGTGTGGATCAAAGCCCTCTCGGGACATCTCTGCAACATAATCAGGATCAATCGGCTGCATGTAGTGCCGCTTGGTGGTATCCTCAAGACTGGTCATATCAGCACCACAAAGAGTGTAGCCCTCTGGTGCAGTGAGACAACCACGTATCTCCTTACCCCAAGGCTTGTCTACACCGGGAAGGTTGACCAATGGCTTGTAGTGCTTGAACCGTAGGGTGTTGGTAAACCCTGCAATCTCTGCCTTAAGCCAACCATCTTTGTGGCAATCCAAGAAGCCCTTGAACACTCCAAGGCGGTGGTTGATGACAGACAGACCATCCAAAATTCCCACTGAGGGGTTCTTGTCGATCAGCAGCTTGACACTCTCACAAAGCTCAGACCCGTCCCTGACCTGCTCTACAGTGCGCTCAGAGCCATCAGGGTTCCGGTGGTACTTGAACGTAGCAGGTTGCCAGCCAAGTGCTTGAAGCCACTCCTTGACCTGATTGTTGCTGTTAGGGTTAGCACGCTCTTCCTTGTCCAGAACTTGTATGGGGCCTACTGTAGTAGAAGGATGGCCACCAGCCCGTAGGAGGGCGTGCCACCGCTCTCCATAGACGGTGAGGCTACCATCAGCCTTGGTCATACGAGAGGGCTTCTCCACCTTCTTGTATATCTTATTCTTCGGCATAGCTTCTGCGAGTTGCTCGATTTTCTCTTCTCTGAGCGACTGAAGCTCGTCGTAGTGAGACTGAGCCTTTTCCACGTCCAGCTTCCATCCCAGAGCTTCCTGTTCCCTTGCACAGTCCATCTTGAATGACAAGTATTGAACGAAACTTTCTCGTTCCATCTGGTCGGGATACAGCCACTCCAACTGGTTCGACAAGTCCTTGTAGAGCCTTGCGTTGATCTTCACGTCTTCGTTGCATCGGTGTGCATACTCCTCTGGTGTCAGATTGTTCCAGTCCTTGATCTGCGGCTTAGGGATGCCGTAGTCTTCCCCATAGCCCTCAAGCCCATGACGTAGGCGGTCATGGTTGAGATACCAAGACAGTGCCAGTGTATCCACCAGCTTTGCCTTGACCTTGATACCAAGCAGCTTTTCCACTACGGGGATGTCAAAGCGGATGATGTTGTGGCCTACCAAGGTCTCTGCCTGAGTGAGCAACAAAGCCATCATAAACTGGTCATGCGTATACTGGACTACACCATTCTCATCCATCCAAGAGAGTACATGGATTTTGGTAGCCTCTTCTAGTAGTCCGTCAGTTTCTATGTCAAATACTGTCACTTAAACATCCTCCCAAAAAAGCCTTTTGGTTTGTCAGGCACCTCTAAACTGTCAAGGTGGCTCTCCAGCTTAACAATGTAGTCCTTCTGCTCCTGCACTTTTTCGTCTAGGTGTATATTGCGTTCTCGTAGGGTGGCAAGCTCGACTTCTAAAGGTAGAATGTAGTCAGAAACCCTTTCTTCTGACCCTTGTTTATCCTCGTCCAAAGAAGGCTTACGAGCTATGAGCTGGTCAAGATCAACAAATACTTCTGTCCCACCTGTCTTCTTGTTTGTACGGGTTGGCCAGCCTTCCCGACTTTTGCGCTTACGCACTGACTGGACTTGGATGTTGATGGCCTTCCCTACCTCTTTATAAGTGTACCAGCCTTTGTTTGTGGAATCTAAGTCCTCCTCAACTACGGGCAAGACCTCTGTGTTATTTGTCTCAACAGCTTCAGTCTTCTTCATGTTGGCCTTGTATTCCTTGGTACAAACTCGGCAGTAAGACTGTAGCCCGTCTTTAGAAGAACTGCTTTTATTAAACTCAGAGGACGCCTTGATTGTCCCGCACCTAACGCACTCTTTTGTGATATGTTGAACCTTGATGGACGGCCACACAAACCTTTCTAAGAAGTCCTTTGGGGACTTACTACGATACCATTTGTGTCCGTTCTTAGCTCGCCACTCACCAGTGCTAAGGCGGTAGTAGTAGCTATCTTCTACTAAAACATCACAGGGTATTTTTGTATCGCCCAAACTGCCTACGAACTTGACCTTAGCTCCCAAGTCCAAAAAAACTTGAAGCTCTTCCAAGCGAGATAGGTTGTTAACAGCATGTTTGTTCTGAGCAGACTCAAACAAAGGGGTATCCGAGGCTAACATCTTTTTAACGGTTGTCTTTGAGATATAGTCGGTCATCATCACGCAAGCTCCTTAAGAATGAATGTCTTTGGATCGAAACGCATTCTACCACCATGTCCAATCTCAGCGCAAGGTCTATTCTTCTCTACGGCCAAGAAAGTTGTATTGCGATCGTCCTCATCATCCGACTCTTTGTTACGGCTAAGGTTGACGATGACAGAGGCACGCTGTGCAATCATCTTACAATACTTAGGGTCGCCATTGTCGTTGGTGTGGGCAATGGTCACAATCCCTACGTTAAGCTCTGCTGCCAGCTTAGAGAGGCGTACAGACAGGTCAGAAAGGATTTGCTCTTTGCCGTCCTCAGTGAGGCCAGCTACAACATCTTGGATAGGCTCAAAGAAGATAAAGCGACAACCACAAGCCTCACGGAAGAACCGGATTTGCTCGATAAGGTCATCAGCACCTTGACCATCAGGAAGGTAGAACTGATAGAAGTTCTCGTCCTTGGTGAGTTCAACGATAGCCTCTTCCACTAGGGGGCCTGTCTCTTCGTCAATCAAGTCTCTACGGGTTACGTTGCCACCCATATGATACGACACCAACCCTAGCAGACTACGCAGCTTGGTTTCCTCAAGGTGCCAAGTAGCAAAGGGAACCTTCTGTTGCAACAGGTTGTATTCAAGGTAGCGCATCACCTCGGTCTTGCCGACACCTGTTGGTGCCTTGATGACAGTGAAGTGACCTTGCATCAGACCCATGATCTTGTCGTCAAGAGCTTGGATACCAGTGGGGACATACTGGTGTTCTGGTGTATCCCGGTACAGGCTCAGGAATTGCTCACTGGTGTTGAGGATGTTCTCTGGTACAAACTTCTTTGCAGAGTACCAAGCAGACTTGAATGCCTGTCCCTGACGTGCCTCAAGGAACTCATTGGCGTCCTTGTACTTGTCGTGTGGTACACGGTACACCTTGTTGGGGAACAGGTTTGCCATCTTAGCAGCAATAGCATTGCCAGCTTCGTCATTGTCTACAGACAGGATGATCTTCTCGAAGCTGTCCAACCAAGAGCCACACTTCTCCCACAAGGCCTTAGAGGGGGTAGCAGAAGGCAGGGATACTACAGGATTAGTGTAGTTGCCT